CCTCACTTGGACCATTGACTCTGGTCCTGGTGGTGGCACATTTCTCCCATCCGCCAATGTAGAGGATCCAACCTTTACTCCGGACACAGTGGGCGCGTATGTGCTGAAACTGGAGGCCAACCCCAGCGATGGCCCACCTGTCAGCGATACTGCCAACTTCGAAAGCGACGATATTCCTCCTGTTGTGGATGCAGGAGGCCCGTATAACGGTCCCTACATTGCGCTGACACCACTCAATGCCACAGTGACTCCGGGCAGTGACCCGACACCGACCTTGCTGTGGACAATTGAGTCTGACCCGCCACTTCCGGGTACGGGTGCGTTTTCAAATGACGCCATAGAAGACCCCACATTCCAACCGTTTAATGTTGGCTCTTATGTGCTGCGCCTCACGGTAACGCCCAGCGATGGTCCAGCAGTCTTTGACGAGGCTGACTTTGAGAGCGACCCTGTTCCGCCCATAGTTGATGCCGGTGGTCCCTATGTGGGCGACCCAGGCCAGCCAACTCAGTTGGACGGTACTGTTACTGCTGGAAGCACAACCAATATCACGACGTTGTGGACTATTGACTCAGGTGGCACGGGGTCATTTTCTGATGACACGGTACAGGACCCCCTCTTTTATCCTGACGATGTCGGCCCCTATGTCCTCCGGTTGACAGCCACGGCTGCTGATGGCCCGATAGTCTTTGACACAGCTACATTCAGTGCTGCTGCTTTGGCTGATGCTCAAATACTCAATGGCAGGTTGATACGTGGGGGCACTCAGGAGCTCGTGTTATCCCAGCTTGTCTTGGGAGCTGACCCGCCCGCTGGAGATTTAGTCTATGTGGAAGGTACAGCGCAGGCAGGTTCAGGAGAAATGTATGTCGCGCTAGACGACGGCGTGGTCCCCCGTGTATTCATCGCCGGCATTGCACATCAGCACAACGGTGTACGACTCGTTACTTTCAATCCGCCACAATTCTTTGTCAGCGGTTGGGGTATAGACGGCAACGGAGCTCAGTGCGTTGGAGGTACAGGAACGGGGCATTCCAACGAAGGTATCAAGGTGACCAACGACGGTTTCACTGTTGTTGACGGGGTCGCGCCAGGGCCGCCCCCTCCGCCAACTGCATTTCCGCAGCCCTCTAACGTCATACACGACTTTGATTTCACAGACCAAAGTGTGCTGATTGCTGGTCCAGCATTTAACTTCCCCATTGCAGACGATGGTAGCGTCACTAGAGTATTGAATAAGGGTACGGATGGTACGTCTCTTGATTACTCAGGCGTGCCTATTGAGGCCCCTGTCTGGATACAAAATCCGACTGGCCCTGCTGGAATTCTAGGTGCTGCAAGGTTTAGTAGAGCGAATAACTCTGAATTACTTAAGAACATTGCAACTGACCATGGAAATGATCTTACTGTTGCCATAATCTTTAAGGGTATGGTAGACCCTTCTCCTGGTATGAACCCAATGTGGTGGGGGACTTTAGGTTCACATGCTCTAGGTTCTGGGTATCGCGCACCAACGAATAATACGGGCAGCGCAGTCTTACGTGGGAACATTGTTTCTAGTGACGCAGCGCATCAACAGATAGACTCGTTTGATTGGTACATGCTTGTTGGCTCCGTTGATTCAGCAGGAAACTTTATTTGTCAAAGAACAGGGGCAGTTCCTTTTACAGGGCTTATTGGATCTGGTAGTGGCCCAGGACCAAATAAAATTCTCCGTTTAGGGGACAGGTCTGACGGAAACCGTCAGTATGAAGGGGACATTGCCCGTGTGTGGGTGTGGGACACTGCTCTTAATGCAGCCGAAATTCAGCAAATGCTGGACTGGGGTGATGAAAACTATGGCCCATTCTCGTACAACGGTGTGCCAACTCTTCCGGGCATACAGAACGACTTGTTGGACACGATATCCGTACCTTTCTTGATATCTGACAGTGTGTCTGGAGTTTCTCCTGACCTACTGTTTGTCACTACAAGTTGGGACAGCACGGGATTCTATCCTGGTGATACCATTGAACAGAATGCTGTGTTGTCGCCTAATGTAGATTTGAGCGGTAAGTATTTGGTTGAACAAGTGTATTCAGATGCACAGTTTCATGATACAGTAGTTCTTGATAGAAATATCCCAGCGCCGTTCGGTCCTTACATAGGCCGCTCCTTTGATGGTGCGCCGTATAATTTCGTACTTGACTTGTTTTATGACTCTACTGCGGATGAAGGGCTCTTAGCTCTTGCATTGAATCTTACTTTCTTTAGTACTCTTATTCAGCTACCTACTGATGGAGTATCTAATTGGGAGTCGTATGGTGTGCAGAAAGGAGACATCCTGCGCTTTGAAAACTCCGTTAACCACCCAGACTTAGACTTTAGAGTTGTAGGGTTCCAGGGTGTTCAAGCTGGAGGAGGTAAAGATATTCAAGTTCCATTTTCTAGCATTCTTAACAATCCCCTGCCGTACATCGGGGCAGATGTAGCCGATGTTAGACTAATAAAGAGAGCAACAAAATGAACTCACCACACAATGTTATGGATACACGTTTCGTTGACGAGGCCAGTGCTACTGGCGCTCAGCGGTTTCGGCATGATGACCGTTTGTACGCTACATTCACTACAAAAGCGGTTTTCGACCAGTTCGCCAGCAATGAGAAGGGGCGGCCCATCTATTTGGACCGTGACTTTGTCACCATTATCGTGCCTGGCGATAAGCACTCCGTAGTCATGCGGCAGGCACGCGATACAGACATCAAGCGGTTCCCACGCCAGTTTGAGGCGTACAAGCAGGGAAAGGAAGAGCAGCAGCAAGGCACGCCTCTGGGACTTATGCCTTGGATGTCCCCTGGCCGCGTGGAGGAGTACAAGTTTTTCAAGATTGTTACGGTGGAGCAACTGGCAAACGCGGCCGACGAGGGCGGCAAAAACTTCATGGGCTTCCAGGCCGATAAGCAGAAGGCCAAGGAGTACATGGATGCCAGTCAGCGCGGCATCGGCGCTCAGGAGATGGAGGACCAGCTTGCCAAACGTGACAATGAGTTGGCCGAGCTGAGGGCTCAGATGGATGAGCTCTTGGCTGCAAGGGCGAACCCACTTGCGTCGGATACCGATGTAGTGGATGTGGAGGTAACTGATGCCGTTCCAGATAACGCGGACTGATACTCTACTCAACCTGAGTAACCGGGTTCTCCAGTCTGTAGGGTTCCCACAGCAAACTGATGTGGCGGGGTCTAATGACCCCGCTGTGCAGCAGATGGTACAATCTGTGAACCAGGCAGGTACGGACCTCCTGGGCATGCACGACTGGCAGCAGATGCTGAAAACATTCACTACGGTTGTAGTTGAGGACTTCCCAGGGCAGAGCAGTAAGCTCATACCCCTGCCTGAGGACTTCCTTATATTTAAGGACCAAAGTCAGTGGAATGTCAGCCAACAGCTACCTATGATTGGGCCTGTCCTATCACAGGATTGGCAGCGTGTGACGGTACGGACTGCCGATTTTGTGACCCGGCTCTTGTGGCGTGTCAGGGACAATCAGTGGGAAATAAAGAGCCCCCCGCCTCCTCCAGGACAGACATTGTCAATGGAGTATATCAGCCAGGGGTACATTCAAGACCAGGATGACGCTTTGCTATTCAAGAATTTTGCCACCAAGAACGGTGACATTTTTCTTATTGACCAATACCTCATCTACTATCTGGCGAAAGCTAAGTGGCTTGAGGTAAAGGGGTTCGACTCGGCTGCTGCCATGCGCGACTTCCAAGTGGCGTACGAACAGCGTTTCGTACAGGACCAGGGTGCCCCGGTGTTGTCGCTTATCAACCGCACCGGCTATCGCTACCTGGATTACTGGAACATACCTGACACAAACTACGGAGTCTGATGCCACTACAACCAGTACCGAGGATGGGAGTAGGCGTTGGTCTAAGGTCAGCGCAGACCCGTAACACGCAGCGTGTCACGACCCCCGCCCCTGTCAACGGTCTTATTTCTCAGAAGCCCCTTGCGGGTATGGTGGCCCAGGACGCACTTCAGTTGCGTAATTTCTGGGTGAAACCTTACGGCTTAGAGTTGAGGCCAGGGTACCGCATACATCAGAACAAACTTAACGATCCTGTAAACACGCTCATGGCGTACGAGGCTCTGAATCCTGGTGACAATAAGCTATTCGCAGTTACGTTTGAGGGTATCACCGACGTTACTGACCGGCAGGATAACCCCATACAGCCGCCGCGCGATGTTACCTTCGCCAGCCAGATACCGGGCATTACTGACCAGTGGTCGTGGATACAGTTCAGCACGGCAGGGGATAACTTTCTGTGCGCCGTTAATGAATTCAATGGGTACTACACATACTCCACGAGTACAGGTTGGGTTCAGCATATTGCTGGTGTCGGCCCTGGAGAGATAGACGGTACTGACCCCCTCAACTGGGACTACGTTATGTCCTGGAAACGTAGGCTGTGGTTCATTGACCGTAACAGCACCCGCTCATGGTACCTCCCCGTTGACCAGATTGCAGGCGAGGTGCAGGAGTTTGACTTTGGCGCTTACATCCGGCAGGGTGGTACTCTTCAACAACTCGTTACGTGGACTCGTGACGGTGGTGATGGCATTGACGATTTTCTTATCGTTATTGGTAGTCAGGGTGACGTCATTGCTTACCAGGGCAGTGACCCTGAGAATGCTGATACATTCAGCATGGTTGGTATCTGGGATGTTGGGCGTGTACCTACTGGTCGTAGAATAGCTATGAAGTCTGGTGGCGATGTGCAAGTCTTATGTGAGACTGGCATTATTCCACTAAGCGAACTCTTTACTGGTGCGCTGAAAATTGGCAGCCCAGAGTCCTTAGGGTACGATATACAGACTATCCTTGCCCGCAAGGTGAGTGAAAACCTGGATGAGCCACAGTGGGAACTGCACTACTATCCTAAAGAAGAACAGTTCATGATAAAGGAGCCAGTTACTATCAACGAGCGGGCTGCTCGTATATGGTCTGGCAGCGTTCACAATAATGCGTGGTCGCAATTAGTCAACCTACCTATTCAAACTCTGGTGGTGTTTGAAAGCACTATGTATGGAGGGGACCAGGACGGCAACGTGTACGAATTGTTCGTGGGTAACTCGGACAACGTAGACTTTGACGGCCTACCTAATGAGGATCTTATTGGCCGAGTACAAACAGGGTTCACCAACTTTGACACTCCTGAACTCAAACGATGTCAGCTTGTTGAACCTGTATTCCAGGGTAGTTCCGCCCCTGGTGTTCAGCTACGCATGTATACTGAGTGGGATTTTGACAACCTACAAGGGTCGCCAATGTTCTTTGCTCCTAACGATGGGGCCATGTGGGACGTAGACTTCTGGGACCAAGCCTTTTGGTCTGGTTCGGGCAATACTTACATGGCCTGGTCAGGGGCAGGGTGCCTCGGCAGGTTTTTATCTTTATACATGACGGTTCGTGGTCCGGCACGCTTAGTATTCACACATTGGACGTTGTCATTTGAACAAGGCGGCCTGATGTGATTGTCACCGAACCCAAAGATGTACTCTTCGGCTACCTGTCACACAGAGCTAAGGTTTGTTGGTCTGCTGACTTTCAAGCTATTGGCTGGGTCGAGGAACGTGCATTAGTGGCCGTCGCGGGGTATAATGGTTTTCATGGACAATGCGCTCAGATCCATATTGCCGCCGAGCCAGGTAAACGATGGATGAGACGCGCACATCTTTGGGCTGCATTTCACTATCCGTTTGTTAAAGTTGGACTTGAATGGCTGATAGGCGTTGTACCCGAGAACAACACGGCTGCCATGAAAATGGATACGAATTTGGGGTTTAAGGAGTTTGCCCGTATTCCAGACGGTGCCGCCCCTGGTGAAGACATGGTGCTTTTGAGATTACATAAGGACAGCCCGCGAGTGCAGAAGTGGCTGAGCCTAGGAGATCGATATGGGTGGGAAAGCGTCACCGCCTCCAACGCCTGACTACCGGGGCATGGCTGAGGAACAGGCTGAGTCTAGCAGAATTGCTACGAATCAGCAGATGTACTTTAACCGACCGGAAATTCAAACTCCGTTTGGTTCTGAGTCTTGGACCTACCAACCGCAAACTGACCCGGTTACGGGGGAGCAGTACACGACAGCTTCTCTACAATCACAATTAACACCAGAGGCACAAGAGGCTCTAGATGCACAGCTTCGTGTGCAGTCTGCCCGCAGCGGATTTGCTGAAGGTATGCTTGGTCGTGTAGAAGCTGGGTATCAAGAAGACCCAGACTTCGACCAGTTTGGTAACTATGTTGGATTGAGTGGTGACCCCAACGAAATGCGGGAGCAGGCGTATGGCCGCATGTCCAGCCTCTATGCTCCGCAGCGTGAGCAAGACCGCAGCAGGCTAGAGACTCAGCTCAGCAACCAGGGTATTCAACGAGGCAGCCGTGCGTGGGAAAACGCCATGCGCTCCCAAAGCGATGCAGAAATGCGCCAGGACATGCAGATAATGCAGGGCTCCATGGCAGAAGCGCAAGGTCAGTTGGGAATGGAAACAACTGCTGCCAATTACGCGAATAACTTGCGCCAGATGCAGATAGCAGAGATGCTCCAGCAGCGCCAGACGCCGCTCAACGAGCTGAATGCTCTGCTCACCGGCCAGCAAGTATCTCAACCTCAAATGCCAGGGTTCCAATCAGCGGGCAGAGCCGAGACTACGCAGTACATGGAAGCAGGCAAGGCGCAAGCTCAACATGAGATGGACATTTACAATACGGAACAAGCGAGTAAGGATGCTCTTACTAGCGGCCTGATGAACATGGGTAGCAGCGCCATGATGATGTGCGACATCCGTGTCAAGCGCAACCTGGAGCACATTGGGTACTACGACGATGGCATCCCGTGTTACGCCTTCCAGTATAGCTGGGGCGAGGAGTGGTTTGTCGGGCCGGTGGCGCAGGAAGTAGAGCGCACGCGTCCAGAATTGGTTGTGGAAATAGACGGCATTAAGCACGTCGATATGAGAGGATTAGGCTATGCCCATTGATCCAAGAATGTTAGCGCAGGTTCAGGCGCTCAGGGCGCAGGGCGGCCCGACAGGCGTCACCCCTGTTCCCGCTGCAATGCAAATGGGAGGCCGTCCGGTGGGTGGACCGCCCATCCCACCGGGACCAGGCGCGGCAGGAGGAGTAGGCGTTCCTCCAGCCCCTGTTCAAAGTGGCTTGGGCCTCCCTCAACAGGGGCCTAGTGTCAACGCTGGCATTCCGGCTGCACTTCAGCCTGGGGCTGCTAACCTCGTGGCTGGAATGCCGCAGGCGCAGGAGCGCTTTAGCCAAGGTCAGCGGGCTGGGACTATGGCAGATGAACTAAGGCAAGGGTCCACGGAAATGCCAATGGGCAAGATGGTTGGGCGCGTGTACGTTCCCGCCAGTATTGCTCAGAAAGGAGCAAAACTCATGCAGGCGTATGTGGCTCGCCAAAAGGAAAAGGAACAAAAAGAAGAGCGCAGGGCAGCTAGTGAGGAAATGTCCATGCTGCGGTCTGGGTTCTTGGAGGCATTAAAGGGAGGCGCAGGCAGCGACGAGGATGAGGTCTGATGGCTGAGAAAACTGCAGAAAACCCGTATGGGCTGAGCACTAGCGAGCTAGCACAGATTGATGCTATGGCCGCAGCTGCGAATAAACCTAACATCAATTTGATGGCGGGTATGGTCGCCGGTGACCCTGTCACTTCCAACATGGCAAGCCAGATACAGGCACAGCAGTTCAGGGGAGGGCAGCAGCGGGTCGCTGGGTTGAGGGGCGCCCTCCAAGCACGAGCCGGTGCCCGTGATGTAGAGCGGCGTCAGGGCGTACTTCAGGCTGCTAGAACGGGGGCTGCCAAGGACGCTGCCATTCTTGAGCGAGCACAATCGCAAGAGGATTATGTGCGTGACCGGGCCGATGAGGTAGAGGACCTTAAATTCAAGCGCCAGCAGGCCATGGATTTGGCTGAATTACGCAATCAGCGTATGACTTCGCAGA